GAGCAACAGGAGGTGATTATTGGTATGGATTTAATTTAGCTGAAGAAGATTTCTGTGATATGAGAGAAATTGGAGTAATTGATCCAGCTAAAGTAACCCGTACAGCACTTGAAAACGCAGCTTCAGTCGCTGGTACTATTTTGTTAACAGAAGCTGTTGTAGTTGACAAACCAGAAGATAAAAAAGAAGACGCTGGTTTTGGTGACATGATGGGAATGATGTAAACTATGCAAACAGAAATTGTAGAAAAATTAGTTGAAATTGCAGACCGAATGCCACCAGGCGATAAGTGGAAGGTTAAGGGGGTTGAAGAAATTCAATCTTCCTTAACTGACGCTCTAGAGGCATGGTTTCAAGTAGCAACAGTTAAACCTAAAGCGTTTCGACTAGGTTTGGCTGAGGGTAAATTATATGCTATATTAACATCCGAACAAGAAATCAAAGAACCAGAACCAAAGAAATTTAGCATATATGGCGATTACTAAAAGAGAACATTCATTGTGGGTTGAAAAATATCGTTCTAATGATCTTTCTACATATGTAGGAAACGAACAAATAAAGGGTACTATTTCTAAGTACCTAGAACAAAATGATATCCAAAATTTTATTTTCTATGGTCCAGCCGGAACTGGCAAAACTACTCTTGCTAAACTCATTGTTAATAATCTTGACTGCGATTTTCTCTATATTAATGCTTCCGATGAACGTGGTATTGATACTATTAGGGATAAGGTCCAGGGTTTCTCGTCTGTGGCGTCTTTTAAGCCACTCAAAGTTGTCATCTTGGATGAGGCTGATTTCCTTACTATTCAAGCTCAGGCGTCGTTAAGAAACATTATTGAGACATTTTCCCGCACAACAAGATTTATATTGACGTGTAATTATATTGAAAGAATTATAGATCCACTTCAATCACGTTGTCAAGTACTTAAAATTGTTCCTCCATCTAAACAAGACATTGTTTGGCATCTCGTAGACATTCTTAATAAAGAAAACATTAGTTGTGGAGCAGATGATTTTAAATTAATTGTTAATCAATTCTACCCCGATGTACGTAAAATGCTTAACTCATTACAAATGAGTGTAGTAGAAGATAAAATTGTTATAGACAATAGTGTATTAGTATCTAGTAATTATAAAAATCAAATTCTTAAAGAGTTATGTAAACCAACTTCTAAATCATTTAATAACATCAGACAGATTATAGCTGACTCTGGAGTTAGTGATTTTGAAGAACTATTTAGATTTTTATTTGAAAATGTGGACAAATATACCTCTACTGAAGCAGGTATGGTTATTATCTATATTGAAGAATATCAATATCATTCTAATTTTAGGATTGATAAAGAAATCAATATAATGGCTCTTATTTCTCGAATATTATCTGTTATTGAAAAAAGAGTATTATGAGACAATTTCTAAAGTTCACTACAATTTGGATTAGCCAAAACTTAGCCATACCTTTCTGGATGGTAGGTCATGTCCATTTGATGACAACTGTGTATCAAGATATACATGAAATCATTATGAGTATGGGTATGAATATTGTAGTAGCAATAGGATTTATTTTAGACTATAAACAAAACAAAAACAATGAAAAATAATCAAATGAACATTAACTTAGATTTATCTAAGACAACAACTGTAGAAACTTCAACAGGTAAAAAAGTATGGAGCCAAGGAGTTATTATCCGTAAAGTATCTCGCTTTGTAGTTGGAGCAGATGAAGATGCTTTAGTACCAATCCCAGTATTTTATGACGCTGAAACAGGAGAAATTTTGACTGAGACTTTACCTAAGGAGTTAAGAGAAGAATATACAAATGTCAATCTTTGATTGGTTAAAACAAATTACAACTGATAAAAAACCTTGGTCATCTTTCACAAAAGATCAACAAGAATCATTCAATTCTTACATGGTTCATCGGTTTGTAAGTATGTATGAGGGATACACTGAGGTCGCTAATCATGGCCAAAGAATCCCATATCCTGAAAAGGAAAAAACCTACAAGTACTACTGCACCATGTTACCTAAAAGAAATATATTCCTCAAGTATGTTAAGTCTTCTCAAAAAAGACCAAGCAAAGATTTATTACAATACATAGCTGATTACTATGTTGTGTCTCTAGGAGAAGCTGAAGATTTTATTTATCTTCTAAAACGAGAAGGAATAGAACACGTTCTTGAAAAGTCAGGAGTTGACAATAAGGAAATTAAAAGGTTATTAAAAGAAATTAAATGAGAGAAAAAATTATTAAAGCTTTAAAATCACATGCTCAAGGGCATATTGATAAACATTTAGCCAATGTTGAAGTATACCTTTCTAATCCAGTTGGAGTAGGTGAACATCCTGATATTATTGAAGCAATTGAAATTGAATTAGAACAAGTAGCTAAATACCAGGATCAACTTGACATTATTGAAAAATATTTAAACAAATAAGTTATGACAAAAAATAGTGATGTTTATGGAGTTACACATGCTGATTCCTTTATCAAAGCCTTAGAGAAATCTAAACAACAATATGAGAAACAAACAGGATTTGTTCCTGACTCAATTGTTAACTCTGTTATTAATAAATTTAATGTTCGTGCTAAACAAGGTTACGAAAAATATAACAACACTTTAGATAGAGATGACTTTACAGTACTTGAGTGGATTGAAAATGCTCAAGAAGAACTAATGGATGGAATTCTCTATTTAGAAAAGTTGAAAAAAACATTAGGTGGCTAAAAAGAAAAAAATACCTGCTATTGTAAAGCAGATTAAGCAGCATAACTTAAGAGAAGTTAACTATGCTTTTGAAAAATCAATTTCATACAGCCAGTTCTCAATGTTTACTGCTTGTCCTCATAAGTGGAGTCTCCAATATAAAGACGGTTATTACCACTCTGAATCGTCTATTCATATGACATTCGGAACTTCGTTACACGAGGCGTTACAACATTATATAACGACTATATACGATGTTAGTGGCGCTGAGGCAGACCGTATCAATATAGAGGAGTATTTTGAAGAACGTTTTAGAGAAAACTATTTAAAAGATTATAAATCAAATAAAAATGTTCATTTCTCTGATTCAATTCAAATGAGGGAATTTTTTGAAGATGGATTAGCCATTATAAATTTTATTAAAAAGAATCGAGGAGGTTATTTTGGGAAACGAGGATGGTATTTAGTAGGATGTGAAGTTCCTATTACATTAAATCCTCACTCAAACTATAAAAACATATTCTATAAAGGATATTTAGATGTAGTTTTATATCATGAACCAACTAATAAATTTAAAATTTTAGATATTAAAACATCTACTAAAGGTTGGGATGATTATAATAAAAAAGATGAAACTAAACAGATGCAATTGATTTTATATAAAAAGTTTTTTGCCCAACAATTTAATGTTTCTGAAGATGATATCGATGTAGAATTTTTTATAGTAAAAAGAAAAGTATGGGAAGACTCACCTTACCCTATATCCAGGGTTCAAGAGTTTAAACCAGCAAGTGGTAAAGTAAAAATTAATAAAGCAACTAAAGCAATTACTTCATTTATAGAAGAAGTATTTAACTATGATGGATCTTATAAAGACAAAGCATATGAACCTAATCCTTCTAAGTTTAATTGTATGTTTTGTCCTTTTAAAGAAGATAAAAATCTTTGCGATAAAGGTTTAACCTTATAGAATCCACATATATTTATATACGTTATCAAATAAATAAAAGCTATGACAAATAAAAAAGATATGACATTAACCTCTGTGAAAGTACAGAGTGAGTTATTTGACAATTTCAAAATTGCTTGTGTTAAGTACAAATTTTCTTTACAAAAACTTGCTGACCGAACAATTCATTTGTATCTTACAGATGAAGATTTTAGAAAAAAAGTACACAGTCACAACAATTTAGAAATTAAAGATTAAAAATGGAATCACGTTTTGAATATCTTCCTCCAGAAAAAAGGAAGAAGATTGTTTTTATCTCTGATGATTTAAGAGTTCATTCAGGTATTGCTACTGTAGCAAGAGAAATAGTGACCCATACTGCCCATCATTTTAATTGGGTAAGTATTGGAGGAGCTGTTAAACATGAAGATGAAGGTAAGAGATTAGATTTATCTCAAGCTACAAATCAAATGAATGGATTAAAAGATTCATCAGTTATTATGTATCCTGTAAGTGGATATGGAAATCCTGACTTCTTAAGACAATTAATGGAATTTGAAAAACCAGATGCTATAATGATGATCACTGATCCTCGTTATTATGTTTGGTTATTTCAAATGGAAAATGAGGTTAGAAGAAAAATTCCTATTGTTTACCTTAACATTTGGGATGATTACCCAGCACCAATGTATAATAAACCTTATTATGAGGCTTGTGATTTATTGATGGGTATTTCAAAACAAACAGTAAACATTAATAGACTTGTATTAGGAGATAAAGCTGATAAGAAACTTCTTAAGTATATTCCTCATGGTTTAAATCATCAAATATTTAAACCTTTGGATAAAAATGATCCTAAATTAATTGAGTTTAAAAAATCAATATTCAAAGGAAAAGATTATGATTTTGCTTTATTGTTTAATTCTAGAAATATTAGACGTAAACAAATTCCTGATACTATTTTAGCTTATAGATATTTCATTGATCAGTTACCTAAGGAACAAGCTAAAAAATGTGTGTTAATTCTCCATACTGAAAGAGTATTAGATCATGGTACTGATTTGGAAGCAGTAATCGAATTACTATTAAACGAAGATCATTACAATGTTGAATTTACTGATGCTAGATTTAACCCAGAACAAATGAACTTACTATATAATAGTACAGATGCTCAAATTTTATTAACATCAAATGAAGGTTGGGGATTAAGTATCACAGAAGCTATTTTAGCAGGTAATTTGATTATTGCTAATGTGACAGGTGGTATGCAAGATCAAATGCGTTTTGAAGATGAGAATGGAGAATGGTTTACCCCAAGCGCTGATATTCCTTCAAACCATACTGGTAAATATAAAAAACATGGTGAATGGGCTTATCCAGTATTTCCAACTTCAAGAACATTAGTAGGTTCACCACCAACCCCTTATATTTGGGATGATACATGCCGTCCTGAAGATGCAACTAAACAAATTATGGCTGTATATTCTTTAACTAAAGAAGAAAGACAAGCCAAAGGTTTAAAAGGTAGAGAATGGGCAACAAGTGAAGAAGCAGGATTTACATCTTATCATCAAGCAGAAAGAGTAATAGATGCTTTAAATGAGTTATTTGATACTTGGGAACCGAGAGAAAAATATGAATTGATAAATGTAAATACTTATCCTGACAGAGTTATAAACCATAAATTATTATATTAATGAAACCGTTATTCGCAATAAGTTCTGCTTTTGATACCTATTCTGGCTATGGCGCCCGTTCAAGAGATTTAATTAAAGCCATTATTGAAACTGATAAATACGATGTAGTTTTGCTTTCACAACGTTGGGGCAATACACCATTTGGGTTCTGTAAAGACAATCCAGAATGGAGTTTTTTACTAGAAAAATTACTTCCTAATAATCAATTAACTAAACAACCTGATATTTGGGCTCAAGTAACTGTACCTAATGAATTTCAAAGAGTAGGCAAGTTTAATATTGGTTTCACAGCTGGTATTGAAACAACTGTTTGTGCTGCTGAATGGATTGAAGGTTGTAATAGAATGGACCTAAATATCGTCTCATCAGAACATTCTAAAAATGTATTCTTAAATTCAAAATTTGAAAAAAGAAACAAACAAACTAATGCTTTAGAAGGTACAGTTGAATTAACTAAACCTATAGAAGTATTATTTGAAGGAGCAGATTTAAATATTTACAAACATCTTAGTTATGGTACTTATGAAGATAATTTATCTGAATTAAGAAACATTAAAGAAAAATTTGCTTACTTATTTGTAGGACATTGGATTCAGGGTGACTTAAATGAGGATAGAAAAAATGTAGGCTTACTAGTTAAAGCATTTTTTGAAGTATTCAAAAACAAATCTAATAGACCAGCATTAATCTTAAAAACATCTCAAGTAGGTTCATCTTATTTAGATAGAGAAGAAGTAATTAAAAAAATTAAAAAGATAGCTAAAACTGTAAACTCTAAAAACTTACCTAATGTCTATGTACTTAATGGTGAATTAAGCGATTCAGAAATGAATGAACTTTATAACCATCCTAAAGTAAAGGCAATGGTTAGTTTAACTAAAGGAGAAGGTTTTGGACGTCCATTACTTGAGTTTACTACAAGTAAAAAACCACTCTTAACTACAGGATGGTCAGGTCATATGGATTTCTTAGATCCTAAATTTACTACTTTACTTAATGGTGAATTAAAAAATGTTCACCCAAGTGCTGCTAATCAATTTTTACTTCCTGATTCACAATGGTTTAATCCTGACCATCAACAAGTTGGTTTCTACTTAAAAGATATTTTTGAAAATTATAAAAAATATACTGAGGGAGCTAAGAAACAAGCCCATAAAACAGAAACAGAATTTAGTTGGGATAAAATGAAAGAAAAAATAGATAATATTTTAACTAAAAATATTCCTGAGTTTCCTAAAGAAGTAAAATTAGAGATACCTAAATTAAATAAAATACAATTACCTAAATTACAAAAAATAGATGGATAATTTAATAACATGTGAACGTTGCGGGTCAGATGCCTGTTACGTAGATGAAGTAAACGCTGATATCAAAACATATTTTTGTTATGGATGCGGTTTCCAGACTAATTCATTAATGATTGAAGGTGAAGATTTTTTGGAACAACAGAAAGAAAATTTACCCGAACTCTATAAAGACCTATTCCAGAAAGATGAATCAGGAAAATATTGGATGCCCTCAGCAGTTAATGTACCTAGTAAAGGAATGATATTTGCTAATGGTTCCAATACTAGAGATTGGTATTGGAGTGCTGTAAAAGCCATTCCAGTAACAGAGGAAGAAAAAGAAAAATATCCTATCCCAGGAAAAAAAGATCAATATTATGAATGGAGAATGGATATGAGTACAATTAAAAACTTCCCTGAACGTGAGTTTATGGATGCCTTGAGTTATGTAGGATTACTCCCAGAATGATTAGTATAGCAATTACAGTTTGTAATGAACATGAGGAATTAGAGACTCTGTTAGATTATTTATCTGACAGAGCTCTTTCTCCTGAATATGAAATTGTTGTTCAAATAGATAAAGATAATCATACTGATGATGTTATTAGTGTGATTGTTGGTAGGGGAATTAAACATTGGTTTCATCCTCTAAATAAAGATTTTGCTAGTTATAAAAATGAATTAGCAAACCACTGTGAAGGAAAATATATCTTCCAAATCGATGCTGATGAATTACCCTCAGTAGAATTACTTGATATACTTCCTAGTATATTAGAAAGTAATCCCGAAGTGGATGTATACTTAGTTCCTCGAATTAATACTGTAAGTGGTATCACCGAGGAACATATCCTTAAGTGGGGTTGGAGATATGAAAATGATAGAGTAAATTTTCCTGATTATCAATGGAGAATTTATCGCAATGATAAATCCATTAAATGGAAAAATAAAGTTCATGAAGTATTAGAAGGATATAAACAATATGCTGCTTTGCCTCCTGAAGATGAGTTTTGTTTAATTCATCCTAAAACTATTAAACGACAAGAAAAACAAAACGAGTTTTATAATACAATATGAAAATAAAAACAGCTCACTTTGATGCTAAGGTTTTTGAGGATAAATTACAACATTTATCTCATTTAGATTTTTCTTTATTTATAGATACTGCTCCTCAATCTCAAGAGGATTTATCTTCAATTAATATTATTTCTTTTCAAGAACCAAATGAATATTTTGGTCTTCATGATTGGACAATCCAAAACAAAGATCTATTTAATATCATTCTAACCCAGAGTGATAAAGTATTAAATAATTGTGATAATGCTATTTTTCAACCATTTGGACATACATGGTTAAAACCAGATCAATATAGTAAGGAACATAGTAAAGAATTTAAATTAGCTCATTTACAAGGTAAATTACTTAAAACATATGGTCACTCTTTAAGACACCAAGTAACAGCTAGAAAAAATGAATTAACTATTCCTACTAAGTTTTATGAAACCTATGGAGATAGAAACAATATTGATGATGCTCGTTTAGGTAAAGAATTTATATTTGGTGATTCACAATTTGGAGTAGTAATTGAAAATACATCAAGTAGAGGTTACTTTACTGAAAAAATACTAGACTGTTTTTTATTAAAGACTATTCCTTTATATTGGGGTTGTTCGAATATAGGAGATTATTTTGATATAGACGGTATAATAACGTTAAATAACGTAGATGATTTGATTTATATATCAAATAATTTAACTAATGATTATTATGAATCTAAAAAAGAAATAATTAATAAAAATTGGAACTTAGCTTTAAATTACGTACATTACGAACAAAACATAGTTAATACAATAACAAATATTTTTAAACACAATAAGCTTATATGAAAAAAATATGGTATGCTCCTTACAAGTTTGAATCTTATGGAGAAGAAGAAATTAAAGCAGTAGAGGAATCACTTCGCTCAGGATGGCTAGGAGGTCAAGGACCTAAATCAATTGAGTTTGAAGAAAAAATAGCTAAACATTTTGGTAAAAAATATGGTGTATTTGTTAATTCAGGTTCATCAGCATGTTTGCTTGCTTTAGCTAGTTTACAATTACCTAAAGGCACTAAAGTTATTACACCAGCATGTACATTCTCAACTACATTAGCTCCTATGGTTCAATTAGGTCTTGATCCTGTTTTTGTTGATGTTGGATTAAATGATTATGTAGCTGATATTAATCAAGTAATTGAAGCAGTCACTCCAGAAGTAAAAGTTATTATGTTGCCTAATTTGATTGGTAATAAACCAAATTGGAAAAAGCTTAAAAGTGACTTGAAATATATGGGTAGAAAAGATATTATCCTAATTGAAGACTCAGCGGACACAGTAACCCATACTCCAGAATCAGATATCGCCACTACTAGTTTTTATGCCTCTCATGTTATCACAGCAGGTGGCTCAGGTGGAATGGTAATGTTTAACGATAAAAAATTAGTTAATGTTTGTCTTCAATTTAGAGATTGGGGTAGATTAGGAGGTGATTCTGAAATTATGGATGAACGTTTCAATCATAAAGTAGATGGTATTCCATATGATCATAAATTTTTATATAGTGTTCTAGGATATAATTTTAAATCATCTGAAATGAATGCTGCTTTTGGTTTAGTTCAATTAGACCGTTTTAAGAACTTTGAACAAATTAGAAGAGCAAATATTGAACGTTATATTGAAAATTTAAAAGATGTAGAAGAAATATTATTGCCTGATGATTCAATTAAACCAAATTGGTTAGCCATTCCATTACAAACTAAAAAACGTTTTGAGTTACTTACTTTCCTAGAAAATAATAATATTCAAACAAGAGTAACATTTGCTGGAAATGTAACTCGCCATCCAGCTTATAGAGAATACTTACAAGAATTTACCAATTCAGATATTATTATGGAAAATGGATTTTTGTTAGGTGCTCATCATGGAATGACTATTGATGATGTAGATTACGTTTGTGATAAAATTAAAGAATTTTTTAGTAAATGATAAAAGTAAGTGATGTAGTTGCTGAATTTTTAAAATATAAAAAAATTGATACTGTTTTTGGTATCATAGGTTCAGCTAATTCTCATATTTTTGATTCAATCCAAAATTTAGGATATACAAAAATCATATGTACACATCATGAACAAGCAGCTATTATGGCCATGGCTGCTTATTATAGAGCCTCAGGTAAACCATCAGCTGCTTTAGTAACAGCAGGAGCGGGAGCGAGTAATGCCATTACTGGGGTAATTAGTAACTGGGCAGATTCTATTCCAGGTATAATCATTTCAGGTCAAGAACCCTCAAGATATTTAAGTCAACATAAAGACTTAAGAATGTATGGAACTCAGGGTTTTAGTTCATATAAAATGGTTGAGGATGTCACTAAATGTAGTGATGTTTTGTTAGATGGAGACCGCATATATTCATTTTTAGACAAACATTATAATCAAAGCACATCAGGCAGACCAGGCCCTACTTGGTTAGAAATTCCTTTAGACATTCAGGCCCAAAAAGTAGAAGTTAAAGAGTTTAATAACTATTCATCAAAATCAATAAGAATAACAGATGCTTATAGTTATGCTAATGAAATTATTCGCTTAATTAATGATTCTAAACGTCCTGTTATTTTAGGAGGTATGGGAATAAAATTAAGTGGAGCTAAAGATAAATTTAAACAATTAGTAAATCAAACAAATATCCCAACCATGCTAAGCTGGTCAGGGGCGGATTTATTACTTACTAGCCACAAATCAAATTTTGGACGATTTGGATTATATGGTCAACGAGCCGCTAATTTTATTATACAAAATTCTGATTTAGTAATTGTATTAGGTAGTAGAATGGCTTTACCTCAAGTTGGATATGATTTTAGTCAATTTGCTAGAAATGCTCTAATTGTTCAAGTCGATATCGATGAATCAGAATTAAACAAATATGATAGAGTTCTTAAATACTATCATGATGTGGACATGGTTTTAGAAAAAATGTTAGAAAAAATATCTAATATTAAGCCAAATATAGACCAATGGATAACTAAATGTAATTATTATAAAACTAAATATCCTATTATTGATGATAATTATAAAAATGATAAGTATGTTAATTCATATTCATTTGTAAATAAACTAACCCAAAAGTTAAACGATAATGAAATTATTGTTACTGATATGGGTACTGGTTTATTAAGTGGACATCAAGCATCTGATTTAAAAGAAGATCAGATGTTATTCACTAGTCAGGGGCTAGGAGAGATGGGTGTAGGATTACCTTATGCTATAGGAGCATCATTCGCTGCTCCAGATAAACCTATTACTTGTTTAAATTGCGATGGGGGTATTATGATGAACTTACAGGAATTGCAAACTATTGTTCAACATAATTTACCTGTTAAAATATTCATCTTTAATAATGATGGGTATTTAATGATTAAACATACTCAAAAATTATTTTTCCAAGGTAGATATGCTTCTGTAGATAAAAACACAGGTATAGTACTCCCAGAATTTGAAAGATTAGCTTATGGTTTTAATATTCCTTATTATAAAATAGATAAATTAGAAGATTTAGATAATATGGAGTTTAAAAATGATGGGCCCTCTATTATTGAGGTATTTATGGATCCTGAACAAGATTTTATTCCTAAAGTTAAAGGAGCTGTTACTAAAGATGATTTAATTATTCCTTCCCCATTAGAAGAAATGTCTCCATTATTGCCTTTTGAAACAATTGAAAAAGAAATGATCATAGGTGTTAGTGAAAAATCAAAACAAATCAAAAGATGAGTATTCTCATAACAGGGTCTAATGGTTATATAGGAAAATCTTTATATAATTCTTTAAGACTTCATCATAAAGTACTTACAATATCTAGGCAAGAAGTAGATTTGACAAACAGTGAGTCTGTTAGAAATTACTTTAAAGATAAATATTTTGATACAATTATCCATTGTGCAGTGTCTGGAGGAAATAGAACCAAACATGATACATCAGAAGTGATAGACAATAATTTAAAAATGTATTATAATTTATTAGATAATAAAAAACATTTTAATAAATTTATACACTTTGGTTCAGGGGCTGAGATACATTTTAAAGATACTCCTTATGGTTTAAGCAAACATGTAATAAGAGAATCTATTTTAGGTCAAGATAATTTTTATAACTTAAGAATATTTGCTGTTTTTGATGAAAATGAATTAGAAACTAGATTTATAAAAACAAGTATAAAAAAGTATTTAGAAAATCAATCTATTGAAATTTTTAAAGACAAACGTATGGATTTTCTTTATATGCCTGATTTGATTACTTTAGTAAACTATTATTTAAATAATAATGATTTACCTAAGGAAATAGATTGTAAATATAATTATACACCCACCTTATTAGATATAGCTGAAATTATAAATGGTTTAGATAATTATAGAGTACCAATTAAATTTAATTCAACAATTAATGATAAAGCATATATTGGTAAATTTCATAATTTAGGTTTAAATTTTATTGGTTTAGAACAGGGAATAATAAACACATATAATAAAATAAAGAATGAATATTAAAATAGCTAGCCATATAATGCCTTGGGACATTGACTATGCTCTACTATTGTTTACCCAATTAAAAAAATCCAAATATTACCTATCAGAGGATATAAACATTACTGTTGATGTTAATTTAAATCTATCTGACTATATTATAGATTGGAATAAATCAAAATTACCTAAGTCTTATTTTATTTCTAAATTTAATACATTATTAGATTTATTAGAAGATTATAATGTTGATAAATTAATTTATGAAGGAAATAATCTTTATGGTCATTTAGATCAACAGCGTTCTATTATATCTCCTGAAACTGATTATTACATAAGTATATGCCCCGATATCTATTTCAGCGAACATACTTTATACTACTTAATAGAATCAGCTCAACTAATAAAAAATAAATATTTTGTTTTAAGTCCTCAACATAGAAAATTAACAGACGAAAGTTGGGATCCTACTACAGATGAAAACTACTTAAACATTCCTTATGAAAAATGTAATGACTTAAGTATTTTTGATATAAGACATAATAACAAACAAAAAGATAACATAGCAGTTCAGCCAGTTCAAATACCTAAATTTGCGGGGTGGTGTGATTTGTATAGTAAATCTTTTTATGAAGAATTAGTTCCTATCCATGATGAATGGAATGGTTATGGACCTTGGGATTGGTATAGTATGATTCTTATTAATTATGTTAAAAAATTTAATATTGACTTCCAGCAATATACTTTAAAAGGACCTACTGTAGGAGACTATTGGATTGGTAAATGGAAAGATAAAGAAGGATTATCTGGGTATTATAAAGATTTAATAGTGAAAAAAGACATACCAAACCAAAGATCAACTTTTGAAGCAAATTTGGAAAACTACGTGAGGAAAGGTATATTAATGTTACAAGAAAAAGGTATCATATGATTAAACTAATTATATTTGATTTAGACGGTGTATTAGTTGAGGCTAAAAAAATACATTATGACGCCTTGAATAAAGCATTAGGTAAAACATACTCCATCAATTGGGATGAACATTTATCAGTTTATGATGGTTTGAAAACAAATCAAAAACTAGAAATGTTAACTGAACGTAAAGGTTTACCTGTTGGATTACATTCTGAAATTTGGGATAAAAAACAAAAATATACTCTACAGGCACTTAATGAGCTTAACCCAAATCAAACACTACAATCAGTAATGTCTGCGTTAGTAGAAGATGGTTATAAGTTGGCTGTGTGTTCTAATTCAATTCGTAAAACAGTATTAACTGTACTTTCTAAATTAGGGATTATTGAGTTTATGGATTTAATTATCTCAAATGAAGATGTTAAAAATAGTAAACCTCATCCTGAAATGTATTGGAAAGCTATTTCAATGATGAGTTGTCTCCCAGAAGAAACACTTATTGTTGAGGATTCACCTTATGGTTTATTAGCAGCATCTAGAAGTAAATCACATATTTTAAGAGTAAAAAATCCTAAAGAAGTAACTTATAGTAATATATTTAAAAAATTAACTGAAATAGAAATGGGTGAAACAATTAAATCTCCTGCTTGGAGAGATAAAAATTTGAATGTATTGATTCCAATGGCGGGTGCTGGTTCTAGATTTGAACAGGCAGGTTATACATTCCCTAAACCGCTTATTGATGTTCGAAACAAACCTATGATTCAGGTTGTAGTAGAAAATCTTAATATTAAAGCTAATTATATTTATATTGTTCAAAAGAAACATAGAGAAAAATATAATTTAGATACTTTACTTAATTTAATCACTCCAGATTGTAAAATTGTAGAAGTAGATGGATTAACTGAAGGCGCTGCTTGTACAGCATTATTAGCTAAGGAATTTATTAACAATGATCAACCTTTATTCTTTGCCAACTCAGACCAGTTTGTAGAATGGGACTCAAATGAATTCCTTTATAAAATGAATGAGACAGAGGCAGATGGTGGTATTGTTACTTTTAAAGCAACTCATCCTAAATGGTCGTTTGCTAAAGTAGATGAAAAAGGATTAGTAACTGAGGTAGCCGAAAAAAATCCAATTTCAGATATTGCAACTGTAGGATATTATTATTGGAAACATGGTTCTGATTTTGTAAATTACGCAGAACAAATGATTGAAAAAAATATTCGAGTAAATAATGAATTTTATGTTTGTCCTGTATTTAATCAAGCGATTGAAGATGGAAAACAAATTCGTACTTTTGATATTAAACAAATGTGGGGGTTAGGTACTCCTGAAGATTTAAAATATTATTTAGAAAATTACAAATGATATTAATTAGCCATAGAGGAAATATTAACGGAAGAATTCCTGAACAAGAAAATCACCCTGACTATATAATTGAAGCATTAAGTCAAGGTTATGATGTTGAAGTAGATGTTTGGTATGTTAATGGTGAATTTTATTTAGGCCATGATGAACCTCAATATAAAACAAATAAAATATTTTTGAGTCATAATTGTTTATGGGTACATTGTAAAAATGTTGAGGCACTTGATAAGTTTAAGTTTGATAACATTAATTACTTTTGGCATGAGAATGATACTGTCACTCTAACCTCAAAAAGAAATATTTGGGCCTACCCAGGGAAACAACCTATTAAAGGTAGTGTAGCAGTGTTACCTGAACTTTATAATGATAATGTAGAAGGATGTTATGGTGTATGCTCTGACTATATAGAAAATTATAAATAATGCAAGGAGTAATAATACAAGGACCAACTAACTATGCTTCCCAAATAATAGAATCATATAAGGGAATTAGTAATGTTGTTTGGTCAACTTGGATTGATGAACCTAAAGAAAATATATCCTTAATTAAGGAAAATGGAATAGAAGTAATACAAATAGATAAACCTACAGTAGCAGGGCATATAAATGTTAATTTTCAAACATTAAGTACCTATGCTGGGATTGATTATTTAAAAAATAAAGGAGTAAATGAGGCTTTAAAAGTAAGAGGTGATATGAAAATAAATAATCCTAAATTACTTTTAGAAGTATTAAAAGGTAAAAAAATATCTTTTTTATCCATTTGTAAACCTAACATTAGACCTTTATATTATGAACTAGTTTATAGACATAATAGCTTTGATTTCCCAGGTGACTTATTATTATATGGTGAATTAAATGAGTTAGAAAAATGTTTTAATTTCCAAGTTGAAGATAATAATCCTATACCTCCTGAAGCATTAATAGCTTATAGTTATTTAACCCAATCCAATATTGATTTTAATCTTAATTATAACCACTTTATTAATTCAGGAATTAGTTTTTTTGCTCAGGAATGCTTAGATAATAAAATAGAAATTGATTGGTTAAAAAGAAGTACAGAAGAACCACTTTGGAAAAACATTTTAAACCATTCAGCAGATAAAACTTTATATAACTATTAAATATGATTTCTTTAATTATACCAACAACAACTAAGAATAGAAATTATACTAATAATATCTTACAAAACATTAGAGAAATTTATCCTAATATTGAAGTTATTATTGAGGAAAATGATGATGTTACTCTAGGTGTAAATTATAATAATGCTGTTTCTAAAGCCACAGGTGATAAAATTATTTTACTCCATAATGATATGTTTATTAAACCTGGTTTTATTGAAACTATGGATAAACATATTACCAAGGGAAGAATAACAACATATACAAGAATAGAACCACCTATTTATACAGACACTTACCCAGGTAAAGTAATTTTAGATTGTGGGAGTGATTTAGAAACATTTAATAAAGATAAATTCAATAATTTTAATATTGAAGAAAAATTAGAGGATGGAGGTTCACAATTGTTTTTTGGATGTATGAAAGAAGATTATATAGGAATTGATGGTTATACATTTCAAATGTTTTGTGAAGATGATGATTTGCATTTAAGATATAAATTAGCAGGGTTTGAACATAAAGTAAGTTCTGCTCATGTTTATCATTTTGTAAGTAAAACTTCTAGAGCAGGAAGTTATAAAGAAGTTGAACAACAATCAAATTTTAACTTTGTTAAAAAATGGGGTTTTAGAATGTCTCATTACAATGTTGTTTATAATAAAAGGTATGTTATTAAAAACGATAATAGACAGTTAAATGAGACTTTAAAATGGTGGTTTAATGATGGTGATGATATACTTGTTGAAATTGATGGTCAAACATTTACAGATCAAGATTATATGTATATCCAACAGTTAAATGATATTGTAAAAGATAATAATGAATTAGGTACCTTTGAATTAGGTAATTTAAAAATAACAGTTAATAGTTTAGAAGAACAACAGCATAATTTAATTAAAATATGATATTTGGATTTTATAATAGGAATGATAAGATGGAAGAACTTGTTGGACGTACAGTAGGAACATCTAGACTTAAAGCAGCTAAATATTTTGCTGCTAGAAAACAATTACCGTTAAAAGAATTTCTAAAAATATTTGGGATAAAACAAGTAATATGATTGATATGAAAGGTTTTGGAAAAAATTTAAATTTAAAATTACGTAACGAAAACAAATCATTTGGAAACAATAAAAAAACATTTGTTAAGTTAGTAGATACTTTTGATCAATTAGTTCAACGAACTTATTCTATTGAAGAAGAAGTAGGTATTATTATGGAAAAATATGAAGAACCTTTCTTTATATTGATTGAAAGTTTATTTTATTTAAACTATGAAGACTGGAAAGCTGAATTAGTCATGTGGTATGTTTATGATAGATGGGACGATGAAGGTGAATTATCTCCTCTTAATATAACAGATATAGAAGCAGGAACAGAAGAAGATATCATCATTAATACACCAGGTGAATTATATGATTTATTAAAACGTATAGATAAAAAAGGAAAAAAATAAAAGTTATAATATTTAAAGTTATGAAATGTATTAAATGTGGAGAATTAATTCCTGAAGGTAGATTAAAAGCACTACCAGGAACCAAAACATGCACAGCATGTTCAAATGCTAAAATGAAAGGAGTAGTTACAGTAATGAAAGGTGAAGGAGATCATACCTGGATTGAAACTATTCATTTAGAACATGATGAACATCAGAAATATATGGAAGCAGAAAATCGCCTCCGTAAACAAGGTAACATACCATCTGATAAATCAGATTCACCTAGTGAGGTTCCTCATGGATTTAAAGAAACTAAATTAAATAAAAAAGAAGAATAATGCCTAAAGCTAGACCACTCAGTAAAGAGGAAATTCTAGCAGCTATGTCTAAAACCAAATCAGTACGTAGCGCTGCTAGGTATCTGAATTGTTCCTATCAACATCTTAAAAAATGGATGAAACTATATGATGGGAGTAATGGTCAAAGTTTATTTGAAGAACATAAAAACCAATCGGGTAAAGGCATTCCTAAATTTTTAAGTAATTCTCCTTTTGGGAAAAAAGAACCTGCTATATTAGATATTATAAATGGTGTAGTAGATGCTTCTAATTTTAATCCTCAAAAAATTAAATATAGACTTATAGAAGGAGGTCATTTAAAAGAAGAATGTTATAACTGTGGATTTCATGAAAGAAGAGTATTAGATTATAAAATGCCTTTAATACTCCATTTCAAAAATGGTAACAAACAACATTATAGATTAGATAATTTAGAAATGCTTTGTTATAACTGTTACTTCCTTTCAGTTGGAGACTTATTTACTGGCAAACAAGTTGAGCAAATGGAGGATCATGTCCCAAGCAAAGAAAAAGAACCAGATTGGGAAGTAGATGACTACACTCAACAACGACTAAAAGAATTAGGATTATATGACTCTAAACCAGATGATGATCCTTATGATTTAGTATCTAAACTTTAAATATTTATAATAGTGAAAAAGAATAAAAAGCACAACAAGTTGGTCAAGGATTATGATAAGCAGAAAGAGAGACATCTTGAGAAATTAGCAACTAAAAAGCTTAAAGACCAAGATAAAATAGACCACTTACGTACAAAATATATTGATACAGATTTTTTAAATTTATTTTAATTATGGCAGGAGAAATAACAGTTAACAACACTGATGAATTCCAGGAGATGATAGACAGAAAAGATTTTAGAATAGCTAAAGCTATTGTTGAGTCTATTTTAAGTAATATGGAAAACAAAAAACGAAATGTTCATATATTATCAGTCGCCTGTGTAGAAGACCAAGCCATATATGATTTGACTTTAGATAGAAAGTTTTTTGTAGATACTTTAGAAGAAAATCTAAAATATTTTATTGAACAAGAACGCTATGAACAATGTCAAGAAATAGTAGAGGCAATAAAGAAATTAAAAAAGAAAACAAAATAAATTTGGTCTCATAACTTACTAATGTTATATTAATAACAAAAATAAAAGTTATGTTTTATAGGTTTGACAGAGAACAATTAACGTTTACTAAAGACCAAAAGAAATTGAGAAGGGTTTTATTATTTATTGTAGTATTATTATTATGTACCTTTGCAATTGGTCGTTACATGCAGTTCAAAACATTGGACAAATATGAAAAACAACTCATTGTCCTTAATTTAGAAAAAGAAAAAAATCAATTTACAGAAGAAAAATTTATTGACTTAGTTAAAGAACTCAATATGAAATTTCCTCATATTGTCTATGCCCAAGCTAGAATTGAATCAGGTAATTTCAGATCAGCAGTTTTTAAACAAAATAATAATTTGTTTGGTATGAGAGAAGCTAGAGTCAGAGTTAACACTGCTAAAGGAACTAATTTAAACCACGCGTATTATGATAATTGGAAAGAATCAGTTTATGATTATGCTTTTTATCAATGTCGTTATATGAGTAATGCTAGTACAGAAGCTGAATATTATCAAGCACTAGATGCTTCATATGCTGAAGTAGGAGGCACTTATTCAAAAGCATTAAAGAATTTAATTAAAAGAGAAAACGTTAAAGAAAAATTTTAATATCAAGACCATGTATTTATTGACATGGCAGCAAAGAAAAAATCAACATCAGTAAGTGCTTCAACTTTGTATAAGGAGAAGCCAAAAAGAAGAAGAAAAGGCGTTCATGCGAAAACTAAAATTAGCAAGTCTAAAAATTCAACCAATTATAAAAAATTATCAGTAGGACAAGGCTAATATGAGTAGAACATCACGCTATACTAGAAGTAGGAAGCAACAAAAGAAATTTGAAAAAAGAATAAAAGAAAATAATAAAGTTTTAAATCAAGCAAAAGTTTATGAGCAAAACAAGTAACCACCAGAAATTAGCAGTTTTAAATGTTTGGATTGACGATGTCAAAAAGAATAGTCGATACCGTAAACAAATGAAAAAACAACCTAAGTGGCTTATTCAAGCATTAAAAGAATTAGATTCAGATGAAGATTAACGGAGGGGCTCTTGAATTTTTTGAGAGTCTCCCTGATGATATATTAGTAAAAATAGCTGAGTATGATTGGGAGGCTTTAGAACGTTTATGTAACGCTCTCACTTTAGACTTAGAATTACTTAGACAAGAACAAAAATACTTTGATGAACGAATGAGGCAGGTTAAAAAGGATTTGGCCTCCTAAATTACCTTACTTATATTTAGGTATAATAAAGGTTATGGCATTACACGAAGTAATAGAAAAACACAAAGTAACTATTCTAGGTCAGGAAATTAAATATACTAACAAGTATATTACATATACTGAAGGCACAATCCGTAGTTATAAACCATCACCAAGCATGTATAGTTGTTCTGGTAGGTTATTTAAGTATGAATATGTTCATCCAAATATGGGCCCTACATTATATGTTAATCCTAAAGGTGAAAAATTTATCACTCCTACTTTTCAAAAAGTTCATCCTCAAACCACTTACAAGGACATTGAATGGATTAGGCCTGAGAAAGTAGAGGAAAAATTAGAAAAAGGAACTTGGAAATTTGAATCTAGTTCTGAGAAAGGAATCTTTTATAAAGTAAAACAAAATGGAGATAAGTTCACTTGTAACTGTTCTGGATTTTGGAGAGTAAAAGATAAATCTAAAGGTTGTAAACATATCCAAGAAGTCAAAAAACAATTATCAAAATGATAAAAGAGAAAGAACAAAGTAAGTATATTGAGATTGACTTAACAGGTCCTCAAGGTAACGCTTTTTACTTATTAGGTACAGCTAAAAGTTTAAGTCATCAATTAGGATTAGATTGGGAAATTATTCAAGCTCAAATGACTGAAAGTGATTATGAATGGTTGCTTCAAACATTTGATCATTATTTTGGGGATTTAGTAGTGATGTATCGATAATGGCTAGAGAAAAATTATATGTTAATGATCCTGTTGTTATAGTATTTAAAACATCAAATAGGTCAAATGCTCAAACTAAAATGAAAGTATTTAAAAGTAAAACTATTGATGATGTGATTAACCCAAAAACAAAATTACCAGGCATTCCTGACACAGCAGTATTTTTATCTGTTGGGTTAGGTGAAATTTTTATTAAAGACTTTAAATTAAAATACAAACTATAATATTTATAATAAAATTATGTTAAAGAGAAAACCAACATTCAGAGTAGGAACAATAAACGACTCTTATTATAACATCAAAAACCAAATCGATAGGTTAGAAGATGAAGGAGAAATTATGGTTAAACATATAACTGATTCTCCAGATGGAAAAGTAACTAATGAATTTCTAATTATACCATATGATCCAGAATTAGAAGAATTTTCCATTTATGATTATAAATTTGGGTTTGATCCATCTGATGAAGAACATTACCAAGAAGAATATCCATTTAGTGTAGGAGGTACAGGTAAAGATTCTGTAAGAAGCGCTGAGGTTTTATTATTTGATGTTGAAAGATACTTAGAAGAAGATAAAGATAAAGTAGTAGCTAAAGGTGATGGGATTGAAATCACTCAAGCCATGATGGATAAATTACATGCTGGTCAAACAGTTAAATTACCAAATGGTAGTACTTTAACTTTTGTTAAAGAAGAAAAAGAGGAAATTGAAGAACAATTCATTAATAAAATGAAACACCGCGCCGGTATTATTAAATAAGACCCTACCTTGTCAAGATAGAAGGGGTTTGGCTTCTGCCAAACCCTTTCTTATATTTATAGTATGGTGAAAGAGGATAAATTAAACGGTTTAAGTAAAGGTCAAGTGAAACAAATCATTAGACGTAATATGATTACTAAAGTCAAACCTAGTAAAAAGGTCTATTCTCGCAAAAACTTAAAAAAAGGTTTGGCTTTTTAAAACAAGTTACTTATATTTAGGTATAATAAAGGTTATGATAGAAAATAAAGATATATTCCAAGAATTGTTCAACGTGTTAGAATCAAATAACATTGATATTGAACGTGACTGTGCTTTCATTAATGGTAAATTTATCACTACTAACTCTCCAGATGTTAGATCAGGTTATTATGGTGGTGTTAATGGTTTCTATTTCAACAAATCTGATTATGGTTTCTTTAATAAAGAACAAGTTGCATCATTATTTCCAATGAACATTCAAGGTAAAGAAATTGAATTGGTTGATGTTTCTGATATGGAAGTAGATGATGACCGTATGTGGAAATCAAGTATTAGTTTTATTATTAAATAAGTTATGAAAAAAACAAATGTTATAACACCTATGTGGCTACAATGCCAAGATGTTCTCAAGTCAGGAGATCTAGAAATAGCAGATGAGAA